AAATTTTAATTCATCTGTTCCGTTCTCATCATATTCTATAGTTGCATTAGAGGAATCTGTACCGTTTGCACCTCCACCAAATCCTAAAAAGGTATCGTCAGGTATCATTACCTCACCAGAACCATTTGGATTGAGGATTATATCACCGTTAGTATTTGATGAAGATAAGGTATTTGCGTCTAAAGTTAAGTTATCTACATTCCAAAGATCTATCTTTCTATTATTATCAAGTATCGCTATAATACCACCATCACTATTCCTAGAGTTTGTCACACCTGCTACTGCACCAGGTGAGTGCTCCATCATTGAAGTATAGTAATGTCCTGCTATCGGATTGACGTTAGTACCATCGTCTCCTAAAAATACTCTATCTTTGTATTGATTAACGCCACCGAACTGGCCAACACCAGTCACGTATGCCATTTCACCCCAATTCAAACTAGCAGGTTTGGCTGTACCCGATGATCGTTTGATTCTAATTATACTAGCCATTTCAGAAATTTCCTCCGTTGATGTCTAAATTCTGTGCTGCACCTGGCGTTAGTTCTAAGGTTGCATCAAATTTATTAGTAGTTCCATTAAAAACAAGAACCATACCATTTTGTAGGGTTCCAGTAACATTCACATCACTTAATTCTGTTAATGATAGAGTTTGGGCACCTGCCAGAGATGAAATCACCCTTGTGGCATTTTGTTGTCCAACTCTGACTTTTATATCTGCCATCTATTGAAAAGCAATTCAGATCTGAAAGTATTTATATTTACTAAGACGTTATCTTTGAGGCGAGGTCATTTAGAAGAGATTTGAGTTCATCAAGTTCTTTTCTCATTCTATCCATTTCTGTTTGCTTATCATTATTTTTTTCCCTTAAAGCAATATAATTACGATAAGCAACGTCATCTGTATTAAGAATCGCATTTGATTCTTCATCTCTAAAAAGGTTCTTATGACCTTCAACTGGGATCATTTTAGACATTAATCTTTTGGTTTAAGTTTTCTATCTATCTCATTATTCTTTGCTCTCTTATCTTTTATCTGTTGTATAAACCTTTTAGCGTAACTATCACCTTTTTTTGCCTTTTCCTTCATCATATCTCTAACAAGTTTAGCATTTGGATTACTAAATCTTCCTTTTGCTCCCTGTTTAGGAACTTGTTGACCTGCAGCGAGACCTTTTTTAAAATCCCTCATTCCTTTTTTTAAAGTTACCTTTGCCTTTCTACCTAATTTTGCTAATTCATCAGGCATTCCCTCACTATCCTTTGGCACTTTTCTTTTCTTTGATTGCATTATCATTCCAGCAGCACCAATTCCAGTCATCAAGGTAGGAACAAGTTTACTTCCTCCCTTGACAGCTGTTGCTACATTTTCTTGAAATTGGTTAAATGTTTTCATCTTATCTCCTTCCCTTAGTTGCAATCTTTCTAAGGATTTTAACTCCTGTTTTCAGATTATCTTTTTTCAATAATGGTTTAACTGTTTTTTTAGTTTTATTAATTATTTTAGATGTTGTTTGTTTAGTAGCATCAATTCCTTTTTTAGTAACATCAATTCCCTTTTTAACATATGGAGATACTTTTTTTGTTGCATCGACATATGTTTTAGGATCATATAATTTACTAAGTGATTTGTTAAATGCACTATCCAAATAATGTCTATTCACTGCCTGTCCAAACTTAGTAACATTTTGTATTTTTTTACCAGCACCTAAGAACTTTGCAACTTTAGCAACTCTACCTGCAGGTATTGCACTAAAAGCATCAAAAGCTGCTTGCTTATACTTTCCTTTACCTAAATTCTGAGCACTTCTTCGTAAGGCATCAGCTGTTAATGCCACTCCTACGCCTTTCCCAATACCTGCTACTATCGGAGGCACTGCTAATGCTGGAAGTGCTTCAGTGAGAGATTCTCTTGATTGAATATTAAATTCTTTAAATGTTTTCATTATGCTAATGCGATTGCTCTAAAGTCTTTTAATTTCACAGGTTGTGATTCATTAGTTGAACTCATTACAATTTTAATTACAAATGCCTCAAATTGCTCCAAATTATCCACTGAGAATTGATATTCAGAAAACTCATTCAATCTATTTGGTGAAACGAAAGCATCAGCACTACCATCATTAAGACCTAAATCAATAATTTCATCACCGAAACCATCTCCATCGGTATCTTTCATATTATTGAAACCAGGAAATGCTCTATATGTTTGTGATATTTCACTAGAGTCATTACTGAATAATCGATAAAATACTCTGAAATCAGCGTCAGGTTCTACACTCGCACCAACTAAAACTTTAAGTGAAGTTGCAGGTTGATTTAATCTAATTGTATTTGATACAAAAACAGATCCATGCGGGTCATTTTTAAGTTGTCGAGTGCGACTATCAGTTGAATAATCACTTATAGGTTTGTTAATTTTATTTCTACCAAGAATAAATATAGCGTTTTTAACATCAAGAGCTGGAGATAAATTAGGATCATCAGTGCTCATATCGACAGCAAGAGTTAATGATTTTTTCTTAGGAAGATCATCTAATCTTGCATCTTCATTTATTTTAGATGCAACTAATCTTGGAGTTGGGAAAAATGTTGTTTCATTTAAGATTGTAGGTTCAAAACCTTGATCTATGAATGATACTTCATCACCACCAGAACTTGTTCCACTTATAGTTCTTACGGAAGCATTGACCCTTGTTGTTTTACCAGGTGTAATACAATTAAATTGTGGTGATAAGGTGCTAAATTGATGATTTTGTGATATTTGAATATCATTACCACCAAATGCTTTTTCGTTAGTGAACGAAATTTGCTGAACACCTGAAGTTAAATTTCTTTGTGGATCAGTAAATAACGATCTATCAACTTCAACAAAGTATGTGTCAAGTTCTACAGGATCTGATGAAACTGTAAATGTTGTATTGATACCGACTAATGACATACCACCATTTTCATAAGTTTGTATATTTGTTCCCTGTGGATGAGGGAATGCATTAGTTCCTAATCGTGCTCTAACTAATGTTAATGAACCAGTTCCTAATGTATAGGTAACTACTTCATCTCCTATCAACGCTTCACCTGTAAATGTTGTTATACCATTAAATGATGCAAATGGAGTAGTATCAGCAACAGAAACAACAGTTGCATCAGCTGTAATCGCTTGTGTTGTTTGTGTAACTATTGTATCTGGTTTAACTCCTTTAATTCTAACTTTGTTAATACCTGAGTGATGTGCATGATTATATTGTGTAATTTGCATCTTATTTCCAGAGAACAATGTTCCATTTTGTGATGATGCACCAGCAGTTGTTTTTACAGTTACATTAGTAGCAACGGTTCTAGTATTATTTCCAACACCATAATGAACCAATGTTCCACTAAACGCTTCACCCTGCACATCTGTAAGGAATAAAGTGTCAAATGTAGTGTTAATAGCAGTTACGACTAACTTAAATCCTTGTCCACCTTTTACTTTTACATCACTATTGTCTATTGTTAAAACTTCACCAACTTGATAACCTATTCCCACAGTTAAGTTAGATATACTTGTTATAACTCCATTTGTAACAGTTACTGAGCATTGAGCATTTTCACCCGATCCACTTTCTGATTTTAACGGAATGTTATTAGTATTAGTAAATGAATAACCAGTTCCACCAGCCACAATATCAAATCCTGTAGATCCATTAGTATCAATTGGTGCACCTTGACCTTCAACAAAACCAGTAATATTATTATCATCTCCACCAGCAACAGAACCTGTGCTTACTTTTCTACCTATTGGGAACACAGCATTTGTTCTTGTACCAGAACCCTCAATCTGAACCTTTAATTTTCTAGGTAATGAACGAAGTGCATTATTAGGTATAAGTTGTGTATTAAGATTACCTGCTTCGATAGGAGTATTATAGAATGTTGCTGTTCCTGAACGTACAAAAGATGCTTTACGCAACTTAAACTTCAAATCTTGATACTGACTCGCAGTCCAAATAGTACCATTTTGTGATTTAAACAAACTACCACCAATATATTGTTTAGATACAACTACATTTTCTACATCAGGTAATGTTGTTGTACCAACTGTTTTCTCTCCCATTGTTGCAGTCCACATTTCATACTTATCAGATGAAGGTGCTAAGAATACTAGAGCATATTCTTTACCAGGTTCTAAGTAAATTGGAGATCTAAATCTAATAGTAGTAGGAACTGATGCATCATCAGATACATTTATTTGAGATGGGTTTAATATTACCTCACCATAATCCTGAACTATGAAATTAGTAGGTGTACCGAGTTCAACACTTCTTATCTGTACAAATAATTTTGCCTGTGGATCCTTTGATGCAAAGAATACATCAAAAGAAGTTAAGAAAGCACCAGTTTCATCACACCTGAAAGACTGTGCTAAAGGATCATGATGTCCAGACTCTCTGAATCTTTCATCTTCTCTTCTTGTTGTATTGACCTGTATAGTTACCTCATTTGGTCTAGCTGCTGGTGGTGGTGGAACTCTTAAAGCAACAGTAGATGTATTCTGAGTAACAATAGTACCAGTGCCTGTAAAGGTTCCCTGAGACTCACTAGCGAACGCAGTTTGACCAGGTACTGGAATCACACCTTCTGCAGCTGCAGTCACTCTGAAGGTCATAGTGCCTGATCTGAAGACTCTAGGTGGTTCTGGTGTTGTATTTGGATCTCTGAAGAAAAATGCTCCTACAACATCACCCCAATTGTCTGAGATTAAATCAACATTTGTTACCGTTGCAATAGCACCACTAGTTTCTCCAACTATTTGTGCACCCTTAACAACATATCCAAAATATTCTTCAAGAGTTCCTAAACCTCTAACATCGATGTTTAATAACTGTGAAGTCGCTGAATATGTTGTTGATGGTGCTGGTCTACTTCTATCATATGGATCAACCTGATACTCTTCAACTGTAACTGCTGGTGATCCTAATCCTGCACCTATATCAGGTCTAGTTGTGTCCCCGTATTTTTGATTAGGTCTTTGAATTCTTATATAACCAATCTGATCTCCATTAAGAAGTATTTTTGCGTTCTCAAAAATAATAAATGATCCCGCAGTCATACTAATTTCAACAATTTTAGGTATGATATCAATTGCTCCATTGTCCATATAACTAAAATGTTTTGTAAATGGTTTAAGTCCATTAGATGCAAAATAAACATTTCTTGATCTCATATATGGATCTGCTTCTGCTGTTACTTTTACATCTTCAATGAAATCAAATTCTTTTGATGGTCCTTCTAAGACATTTGTAAAACTTCTTTCAGTCCGTGTGGTTCTTGTAGTTGTAGTTATATTAAAATCTTCAGTTTGTTGAAAATCTACATCAGTCGTAGTAGTTCTAGAAACTAGATTTGTTTGTTCCACCCACCTTGCACCTGTAGATTCAACTCTCTTATTGTCAATGTAAATAGTTCTTGCCCAATTGTCTGATGGAGGATCCATAGTAATGTTACCCATGAATACTAATACATTAAAGGGATTAACATTTTCTACATTTGTCGCTTGAGGTTGATCAATCCAATCTACTTCATCATATGCCAATGTAATTACATCACCAGTTTTTTGGCAGTTAGTATCCAATAATTGTAAATTAGCATTCAAATCAGATGTTGCTACATCAATCGCAGGATTAAGTGCTATTTCAGCTCTCATAGACCAGAAATCAACTGCAGATATTAATTCACGGTGGAAAGTATCAACGTCACATTTTGATCCACCCTCTGGATTAAAGTCTATGAATCTCCTATCTTTAAAGTTATTAACAGCAAAACCTGTCTTGAATCTATCCAATCCAGCAGAATCTCTTACCTGAAGTGTTTTTGTATCAAGTTCAAGAGCGTTTAATGTTGTAACAGTTTCAAGATTAATAATTCTTTTTTCAAGAGCAGCAATATCTCTCATCGTAAATCTACGATTATCTCTCATCTTTATAGATGGTTGAGTATCAGTATTATAAAGGTAAGGAGGTAAATTTATTTCAGCAATTTCCATTGAGTCACCAAGTTCAGTTGGTGGTGATGGTTGTTCCGCTGATTCACCTTTAATTAATTTAACCTCTTCAAACCGATTAATGACCAATTTATCAATTCTAGGAAGGTAAAAATCAAATCCTAATAGTGAACTTTCATTTGGAGTTATAATAAATGAGTTTTCAGTGGTGAATAAGCGATTATTAAATGCAAATGGCGAACCTGTAGCTGTTGATGCATCATAATCTTGAACTCTAGGTCTAAAATCTATTACATCAGATGCTCTATTTCTTCCAATTTGAGGAATATCTTTACTGAATCTATCAGATGTATAAGAATTTACTGAGAATACATCACCACTTGCACCTGCTGTAACCTCATACTTATCAAAGATAATTAATAATTTTTTGGATGGAATTGGAGAATTTTGTTTTCTAACAATCTTTGAGAAATTACAGTATTGGAGAGTATGTCCTTTATCTAAAGTGTAATTCGTTGTTCTATCAACATAATTACCTGATGTTACATTTTGAAGTATGGATTGTATTGATGATTCCTCAAATTTAACCTGCTCACCTATTATAAATTTATTTGCGTTCAGATATACAAAACTAATAGTGTTTGTAGTTCTGGATACAATTTGTCCAACTGCACGACTATCTTGACCTTTAATTTTTTCACCAACAATTGCATTAGTATCTAAACTTAATCCACTTACAAATGTTAATACATCTAATACAGGAGTATTTTTATTTTTTGATTCATATATTGCAACTATGTTAACAACATCTGGTGTATTCAAGGATATTTCCTCATCTTCAACTCTTAAACCATATCTAAAATCAAGCAAAAGATCACTTGTGGCAGTCGATATACCTGTGCTTCTTGTTATCTCCAGTTGTTGACTTCTCTTAAATAATTTTGGTTTACTGGTAATTCCAATTTTTTTAAGTGTAACATTTACAGTAGCATTACCACTATTTTTAGATAATCCACTAAAAACAATATCATTATTACCATTTGTAAGTTCTACTTGATCTGATGTTAGAGGTTCTGTTGTACCATCACTATAATGAATTGAATATTTTTCTGCATCAAATGGTTCAAAGAAGGCACTTGTAATACCTGTGGTTGCTGCTATACCTGCTTGTGATGTTAATGTAATATTTCCAAGAGCAGGGGTGCCTCCATCATTATTGATAACTTGATTTGGTAATTGACGAGATATAATTAGATTTGAGTTTGATGTATTAATTTGTGATATATTTTTTTTAGGTAATTTTGTAAATAAACCTGTGTCTCCTAAGTTAGTTATTCTTGGAACTTTAATTCTAAATGTAGAGTTAGTTGATATACCTGCTGATAAAACAGTACCGTTATTAACTCCAGCAACCGTAGGAGTTGTTGATAAACCTATTGTCTGTCCATCACCAGAGATAGAAGACACACGGTTATAAACAGGATCTGCAAAAGTTCCATGAATATATGCAATAATAGTATCAGTTTTTATGCCAACCTTTCCACTAAATCTACGATTTGCAACAGTCGCAGTATTTAAATTTCCTGATCCGCCCAACACCGAAAGATTATCTGTTAAAGAAAAATTAGGTAGCACTCGATCATAAAGAACTGAGTCGGCACTGAAATTTGATGATAACGATGTTATCTTTTTAGTTTGATATACAGATTTTATATCATCAATAGTATATGCATGTATGTTTTTAATAGAAGTTGGAGATGTAGATGGTGATTCATCTATAATTAACTGTTCACCCTCAATAAATGTACCTGTTGTTTCAGTTAATGATATCTCAAAAGAATTTGGTTTTTCAAATACAAAACCTGTTGCTCCACTTCTTAAACCTCTTACTCTTGATCCTATGGAAATTTGAGTATCCTTTGTTACATTTAATGTAGTAAATGTTTGGACATCATATAGATGTAAATCAAATTCAGTTGAATCACCAGAATATGGAGCATCAGACACTCCATATGAATACACTCTTGCTTGACCTATTTTTATTCCTCTATGAACTTCAACACCACCTTGATTTCCTTTTTGGTTATATAAATCAATTGTATTATTATTTGATCCACCAAGACTAATATATGGAGATCCAAATACATTATTCACCTTTAACAAACTACCCATACTAAATGAGATGGATGATGCTCCTATTTGTTTTATATCTCTAGGTTTTTCTACATCAAGAACAGTTGTACCTGGTAAATAAACATCAAATCCCCTTACATAAGCTTTACCTGGTGATAATTTAACGCACATTAAATTATCAGAAGGTGTGTTTCCCTTATCAGTTAATTGATCTGATGTATATAATCCTCTTGAACTTATTTCATCATTTAATGAATTTTGTGTATTAACACGAAATGGTTCTACAGCGTAGTTACCAGACTCATCAAATGTCCTTGCAGCAAAATATTTTTTTATTTCGGAATATACTGTTGTATCCTGTAATTTTTTAGTTTCACCATCTCTTACTCTAAATAACTCAACAAAATTTGTATCATTATTATCTTGCAGAGATTTTTTAGCTAAGTTAACTCTTATTCTAAATCTATCAGCACCTGGTGCAGCAAAGTTTGTAAATCCTTTTGCGTTATCATATAATGAATCATCATCACTAGCGTTTATAACCTCTTCTATTATTTCAAATCCAATTCTATAAGATGGTGTATTGGAATATGGTTCAAGCACTATCAATGATGTGGGGACATCTACAAAGACACCTCTCATAAAGTATACACCCTTACTAACACCAAACGCTGAACCAGTAGCTGCTGCTTGTTCAGAAACTAATGTTAATATGGTCTCATTAACATTAAGGGTTGTATTGCCATAAGTTAAAGACTCTTCAAGTATTAGAACTTCTCCGTTTGGAAAAGCAACACTCTCAGAATTTGTTCCTGATTGGTTATATTTTATAAAAATTGTGATTTCATCAACACCCTCTGCAGGTGGTAATATAAAATTCTTTATTGTTGCAACAATACCTGAACTCTGTCCTCTAACTCTTGTTCCTTTGCCATTATTATTAGCGATGATTTCATTTAAATAAACTGACACATCAATGCCTAAGTGTGCTGAATTTATTTTAAGTGAAAAATAAGAAGGATCATATTCAATACCACCAGGTATCACCATAGAACCTTCTTTAAAGATATGCTTACCAAATGATTCAACTTGGTTTTGCAATATAGATTGTAAACCAGTTAGTTCTCTTGCTTGAACTGGATTACCAGGTCGAAATAAAATTTTATAGAAATTTTTATCCCTATCAAAATCATCATAATAAGGGTTTATATTTAAATTTGTCTTTTGTGGCATTGTTAGAATTCGAGTATGATTTTAATGTCTTCCTTTTGACGAGAGTTTCTCACAATTTGAGGTCGATTGTCTAGGTAGACAATATCACCTGACCCTTTATTTATCTCAGATTCAGATAACCCTGCATTGAAATTAACACCTAAATTAATTAATTTATTGCCAGTTGGATTATCAGTTCCTTTATTAAAGGATAAATCAATTGATCCAGAAAAACCAGATGTTTTTCCTTCAATATCATTTGCAGTGTTTGATGATTCAAATTGATATATTCTACCTATTGTAGAAATACCAGTATAATCTGTATGGTCATAAGATGATTTGTTAAAATGTAAGGAGCGATCTCTAAAGTATTTCATTACTTTTGTCTCTTTATCATAAGATGCAACAAAACCAGTTGCTACTTTACCAACGTTTGGAGAAACTGTTAATACTTGAGTTATTTCTTCACCAACTACAGGTGTAGTTGTATTACTAATAGTAGAAAACTTGAAAGCTTGCAATGATGAAAAAGTATTATCAGTATATACATTATCAGTTCCAACTTTTGTTGGATTTTTAACGATTCCAACCTGTGCAAATTTAGTATCTACAGGAAAATCTTTAGTTGAGTCATCAAATCTTGCATAAATGATAACTTTATCAGTTCCTAATTCTGAATAGACATCTGATCCATGTCCCAATCCTGGTGGAATAATTGGGATTAACTTTGCTCTACCTGTTGCACTTACATTACTATTAAGTGTTCCTAGATCCACTAAACCATAAGTATAACCTTTACCTCCAGAACTTACTGTCACATCTGTAATTTTACCATTTACAACATCAACCCTTGCTTTTGCTCCAGTCCCATCTCCCAATATATCAACTTCTTGAGCTAATCCATTGGCGTATCCTGTTCCCTCATTTTCAATGTAAACATGTTTAATTTGATTTAAGTTAACATCAGAGTTTCCATTTTCTCGTACTGCTCTTATTTGTGAATCAGTTGAAGTAGACCAATTATTAGGAACAGTTATGAATTCTGTTGAGTCAAATTTAATAATATCACTTGGTGAAACAGTAAATAAGTATTTCCAAACATAACCATCACCACTATTACCTGCCTTTGATGGTTCTAAATCTGTAAATGTTGGTTCATCCTGAGAAATATTTCCTAGAGGATTTGTTCCAGAGGAACCATTATCAATGCATACATACACTTTAAAATCTGAATTTAAGACATAATAATTTGCGTCATATAAACGATTAGCTTGTGTTAGTGGACTTTGATTAGTTGCACTGTAATCATCTCTATAAATTTCATATCTTGATCCTGATGTCCAATCTACTCTTCTTATTATTCTCCTTATGTTTGCAGATGATATTTTCTTACCAAACATCATGGTATCACCAGAATGAGCACGATATGAAAAACTATCTACTGGTGCGGGTGTTTTACTACTAGTATTCCAATCTGATGTTCTACCATAACCAGTTAGAGTGGGTGCTCCTGTTGGATTAGATAGTCCTATAAAAACATAGTAAGAATTATTTGTATTTTCGACTGATTCTACAAAATTATTTGCGTTCAGGATTCTAAACTGATCAGTAACAATTGCTGGCATCGAATCTTAACTTTTCTTTTTATTTATAGTGGTTCATCAATCAAAGTCCAAATACTCTAATTGCACCAGTTGATCTTAAACCCCTAACTGAAGTGTTAACATGATTTTTACGTTGAATAGTTGGGAAGGTTGAGAGTCCAGCATCGACTGTTAATCCTGTTACACCGATTGATATTGGGTTTGCAGAACGTTCTAAACTTGCACCATATAATCTACCCCAATCAATTCTTCCTAGTGGAACTGTTAATCCAGATTGTCCAGTTGAGTGGAAACCAACTGTGTTTATACCTGATATAGATGATGCACTATTTGTATGAACATCACAGATAATTTCTCCTAATGAACTATTTGTAGAAGGCACTGATCTAACAATATAAATGTTATCCAAAAATGTAGTTCCAACACCAACAACTGATGCATTAACTCCATTAATAGATGTTAAACCATTACCTACTTTAGTTCCTGTAACTAATATTGGATAACCAACTTTTAATTTATTAGCTTCAGCATTTGCTAATACACCATTAGAATTTTGTGTGACCGCATTAAAGAAGAATTTAAGTGCTGGACCACCACCTGATCTAGTTGTTTGTTGAATACCTGTGATAATACCTGTAAAACCTTCCACATTTTCAATAGTATTAATTTTTTCAGTTTGGAAAGATGGTTCTTCTATTATTGTTTGTGGTGGATTTGTGAATGTGTAACCAGTACCAGCATTTGTAATAGTTGTAGATGTGACTGATCCGTTAGTTACCACAGCAGTAGCAGTAGCAGTTGTTCCAACACCAACTGGTGCAGCAAACTTAATAGAAACATTCCCAGAGTATCCTGAACCAGCAGTTCCGATTGTTAGTGCAGTAATCGAACCAAGTCCAGAAACTGTAGCGGTTACAGCTGCACCAACACCAATGTTACCTGAAGAAATCAAAGCATCAACTTTTCCATCACCTGATTGACTGTATCTTTCTTTTTCATAATGGAATGATGTTGCATCATCTACAAATATACCATCATTTGCACCTGTTCCCTTACCACTTGTAACTGATAAATCACCTATTATCTTTGCAGTTGGGTATATTTGAGGTTCAATAGATGATCTAGTCTTATTGACAACTTCACCATTTAATACTATGTCAACTTTTTGCTTTTCCCATCTAACTGGTTTATTATTTGTTTCGTCAACACCTATTCCAGTGTAAATATCAGTTTCAATTAAATCAGCACCTAATATTTGTTTTACAATCCTATCACTTTGCTGTGATGTTGTAATTCCAATCTCTTCATTTTTAAGAACTCTAAATTCATCACCAATTTTTACAAATTCCTGAACATCTTTAATTAATACATCAACTCCATCTTGACCTTTGTAGAAAAATATATCTACCTTATCACCAGAATCTGGTGGTTCAGTGAATGTAAACGTTGATCCACCCTCAAATTGATATGACTCCTTTGGTTTTTGTAAAACACCATTAATGAATATTAGCAATACTGCATCAAGATCGATTAATTGTGATGTTGCATTGGATAAATCTTTCTCAAAACTAAGTATTTGACCATTAAAGAATAATGGGAACCTCACTTTCTGACCATCTTGAAGATTAGATATGCTGTCTATAAAATCAATTTCTCCAAACTGCCAAGCTGAGAATTTATCTCTGAATATTTCAATAACTTCTAACTCAAACTCTTGTATTGGTGCGGATAAATGAGATGCTGTCACCAAACCAACTGGTCTAAATTTATCTCCAATCTTAAATGAATGTCCAGGTCTTGCGATACTGAACTTATTAATCTCAAATAATGTAGATCCAATACCTACTGAAGTTCTTGAAGCACCGACCTCTACATTTAATAATAAGTTAGATCCTGTATCAGTGGTTGCACCAATACCTAATCTTGATATACCTTCAACTGGAAGATTCTCATATGTTGGTTCAGGTATAATTAATCTTGGATTAACGTAACTTGTACCTGCAGAAACAATATTAAATGCGAGTGTACCACCTACACCGACTGTTGCAGTAATATTTGCACCTGTTCCACCACCACCACCTTGTCCTACAAAGATAGTAATTGTATTTGTTGTAACCTCTCTAATTGCTGTTTGTATACCAGCAATAGGATCTCCACTTGGATTACTTGTGATTGAAAGTCCTCTAGGATATGGGTGATTACCAAAGAATCCATCTTTAGAGCACTTAAATACCAATCCACCAGTGTCAATACCAACTGTATCACTTGTTGTTAGACCATGACTTGGAATGGTTAATTTTAGAAGACCACTATGTGATTCGTAATCTGCATCAGTCGCTGTAAATGCATTAGCACCAGAGGCAGCAAAACTACCCTTACGTATTGAACCTATACCAGAACTTACAAAACGATGTACGTATGCTTGATCTGTGACACCAATAGCGACTGTACCGCCACGATACCCTGAACCAAATGTATTATCTGCAAAGAACTCAAATGCATGTCCACCACCCTGATAAGTATGTGGAATTGTACTCGCTCCTGCCTGTACCTCAAATGTTCTCTCAGAAACAATTCCAACTAAGAATAAAGGTCGATCATGATCTTGGAAGATAGTGGTTGTGACTCCAACATATCCACCACCACCTATTGTCTTAACTGCAGTAGCAGTTGCTGAAACAAAAGTATGAGCATAAATGTCACCTGGATTGGAAGCACCAACATTAACTTGGAATGTATTTGTAGTTACATTACTTACAGATAGATACTGATTTGCTGCAGGGTCAGTTGCACGAGGATAACAATGAGTTGAATTATTACCATCTTTGGTACAAGTAAAGCATATTGAACCTGTATCTAGAATAACTGCGTCACCATTCACTAATCCATGATTTGCAATTGTTATTGTGGATATACCAGTTACACCATCATAGGTTGCATTAGTAGGTTGTCCCACGACTGTTTTAGGACATCTAAATTCTAATCCTTTAAGTTGAACTGTATTTGGTCTGTTTAGAGCAAAACCATGAACCTTATCTGTGGTTACTGTAATAATACCTGTAATATTATCATAAGCAGCTGTGCTTATACCATAGTTAACACCTGATGTTGTTGCGATACCAACAACACTAGTAATTGCACCTGATGAATTCTTGAATAATGATGCCTTTGCACCAACTAATGGAGCATACCCAAGACCTGGTGTTGATCCAAGTGACACAATTAATCCACCTCTTGGAACTTGATTTTGGTTAATATCTGATTCTGATACAATAAATTGACCATTTTCAGATGTTATACCAGTAAATTGAACAGTTGATACACCTGCAGTTGTATCTGAAATAAATTCGTAATTATGTCCTTCATTATTAGTTGTTAATGGTGTTTGGAATATACCATTGATGAATAGGACTCCATTACCTACGCCAATACCAGATGATGTATTTGCACCACCAACAGTTAAACTATAAGTTTTACCAATACCTGTAAAGTTATCTGATACATCATCAAACAACATATTTGTTGTGTAATCACTTCTGAGGAATGTTCTTCCACTAAAATCTGCCTTTACAAATGGTAAATTAGTATCTGTTCTTCTAGATCTTGTATTTCCTTTAGGTGGTTCAATAAAATGAACAGAACTATCAACAATATTAAACGATCCTCTGTGAACTCTTGCATTATCATTTGCAGAGTGTGTCGATGCACTTACACCTAATACACCCCTTTGCACTTTTACCACAGGTAGAGTTGCAATACCAGCTGCTACGTCTTCAGCATCATTAATAATACCAGTTGGTAAACTTGAGAAACCAACTTGTTCAACTTTCATAAATTCATCATTTACTCTAAGTACATCACTTGGTTGAATTGAACCAATACCACTAAGAACAAATTGACTATCTGTTGTGCTAATATTTGTATCTAATGTATGAGCGATTGATGTGAAAGTAATTGGTTGTTGAACAACTCCATCTAGACCAATAATAGTCTTTGTAAGTTGTTTGTTCATTGTTAACTTATGTGCATTACCAGTTCCTATTCCTGTAAATGTAATAGCCGCACCAGTTGCAACGTACTCTGGTCTTGAGAATAACTGGAATTGATTTTCATCAATAACTTTAGCAAAAACTGTAGTTGGTAAAATGGTTGTAACAACACCTGCAGTATTTGCTGTTGATCCAATGGATAGGGCAGTAGCTGCAATTCCGATAAACGTTGAATCAAATGTATAAGTTAGTTCTTCATTTGTATTGAAGAAATGATTTGGTATTGTGAATATACCTGTTGAAGTGCTTAAAATACCTGAATTAGGATTAAAGGTTTTACTATAAATTGGTGTTCCATCAAACTTTAAATCAAATTTTGTTTTATTAGCTCTTCTTCCTTCTAATCCATCATAAGTTGTTAAGAATACCTCTTGTGAAACAGTACCGTGAGATAATTTAGGAGGTGTATTGTCAAAATCATTTTCTGTATAGAAAATTTGATTAAATGATTGAACTTCAATAAGAGATGTAAATTCAGAGTCTGGATAAAAACGTAGATTTATATCATTACCAACTATTTCTCCACCAAATGTACCAATACCAGTTGTTGATCCCATCGACACAAATGGATATTGAACTGTAAGAATATCATCAGCATCTCTAATAGAAATTATTTGATGAACTGCTGATGTTTCACCACAAGATACTCTCACAAGAGATTTGGAGGTGCTATCAATGAGTTTATTGAGCGTAGTATAAGTAATTGTACTAGCAGTTCCAGTCGCATATCCAGATTCAAGTCTTACGCTTCTTTCAGCTCCTGGTGGTTGATCTGGTACAGAGAAACGATATGTTCCTATCCCTGATGTTGTGGTTCCTAATCCAATAATATTTGATCTTACTTCTAATGCGTTATTTAAGTTATTTTCAACTTGTAATTTAATTAGATTATTCTCAAATTTTGCAGTGATAATCCCAACAACACTTTGACTATTAGATAAATTTTTATCAACATAAATTTGTGATATAGACGTATCAGTTCCATCAAAATCAACTACAACCTCATTATAATTCACATCCTTAGTTACAGAATCTTCAACATAAATGTTGGCGTACAATGAATTAAAATCATTTTTAGAAAATTCAATAATGCTTGAAGTTGTTCCAGATGTAACTCCAATATTAGATCCAGTTTGTTTAACACTACCAATAGTATTCGTATTAATACCAACTAAATCTGTATTAAAGTCTATTTTTAAGATCTTAATATTATGGTCTTTAGTAAATTTCTCTGTTGGTTCAAATAATAAATTCTTATCACCGCCAGTAGTAATCTCAGTCTTTAAATCTCCCAATTTGAGAGTTGTAAAATCAGTTGTTTTTTCAAATAAGACAATATCATCTTCATCAGTTAATACAACTACTTCACTAAATTGAGTATCAGAAGTATCAGGATCAACTATTTGGATGAGATAATTACCAACATCTGCAGTGATAGTTTCAATAACACTATCATTGGCAGAAAAACCAACACTTGAAAATTCTGAACTAATATCATCATGTATTAAAACTCTGTTAGAGATGCATCTTGTAAAATCAGTTAATACTTTAGTTGTGAATTGTAAATTTTTAGATTTATTACTCAATACATCAAAATCTTTTACATAATCAAAATTATTAATTGCATCAACTCTATTATTTTCATTTAAGACATCAAGTATAATTGTTGATAGAGAAGTTGAACCAGTTCCAATTTTAACCTCTGCATTATTTTGAATAGATGTATCTGCAAAGTTTTTTAATCCTGCTGGATGTACTAAACGATTGACTGGATTTACAAAATCGTCCCAAACTATCGGACTCTTTACTGAGTATGATAAATTCTGATAATAATCATTATCTGGTACAACTTGGTAATCTTCACTTAATTTACCAGTATCATCTAACCAACCATACTCTTGTCTATTTGAGAAATCTATCTTGAATTTTGCTTTATTATCAACTATGGATAATATTTCAGCAGAAACACCACTTAGCGTTCCTCTTATTCTATCACCTTTTTTAATTCTAAACACACCGTCTAATTTTACATAATCATCTCTAAGCTCAACGACAATTAAATCAGTTTTTTGATTATCAACGATTATTTTTTCATTTAACTCAAATTTACCTCTTTGCTGTATTGGTCTTATATCAGGATAAATTTTTTGGTTTATTAATGTTGCATAACCTGATTGGAATGTTTTTGCAATACCAGGATTTGTAGTAAAACCAGCTATACTGAATATGAGTTGTGATGGAGTTCCTGCAATATAATCAACTACATCAAAAAATTCATAGTTATGATTTTCAGAATTAAATCCATCACCAGTAATACTTGTGTTAGTTGTTATTCCACCCTGTGTAGCACCTATACCTGCCTCTCCAATACGTATTAACCCTTCAACAAACACTTTATCACCAATTGCAAAAGGTTCGGTTACAAATCCATTTGTAGGTGTTTCAATAAAACATGTAATAATACCTGCATTTGGAAATGGTGCTTGAATAACAGAATTTATTCCAACACCATTAGAATTATTAATAGCAACAATTTTATGATTGACTGAATCTAAACCATTGATAGGTGCTATGACTTTAACATCCGAAACTGTTTGATTTGGTGCTATTGCTTGTAGTGAAGAATCATCAATAAGTGTATTAGATACAGGATTAAAAAGTAGTAAATTAGGTGCACTTGAATAGTTACTACCACCTCTTATTATTTCTACTTCATTCACAACATCTAAATTATCAATATTAACTATTGGTGGTACAAACGCTTCAGGACTTAAGGTCTTATCAGAGGAGTAATCATATCCAATATCAACAATTCTTACTTTTTTTATTTTACCAACATCGTCTGATAATGCTTTTATATTTGCACCTAGACCACTATTACTAACAACAGTATTAAAAATAGGTAATTTTTTGTAATTAAATCCTGATGATATTATTCTAAATTCTTTTATTGCACCAACAACATTTTTAGATTTTGTTGAATATTCAAGTTTATCACAATCTAATTCAGAATATCTAAACAACTCTGGAACATTTGGTGATATGTTAAATGTTTCTGAAGTTACTCCAGATATTGTATATTCACCATTATAAACGCTATCAATAAAACTAATTTCAGAATAATTTTTGACATCTGTATCAGATGTGCTTATAAATCCACCTTTTGATAATCCATAATACAATTTATCAGGTGATGATTCTGAATACTGTACAGTTAAAGCAGCACCTACAATTGGTCTATCTGGAGATGTTCCAATACCTATTGTGCCAACACCTACTACATTAAAATTAGGAGAGTCTTGTGAACTTAAATATTCATTAGTAAACTCATTATCATAAAATAACTTGAAGTCAAAATCTGCAAGTGTTGTGCTTGACAAACCAAATGTAAGTTTTTGATTTTTAATTACGGTAATTTTAGGGTTAATAGGTGCTATTGATTGATTTGCACCACCACTATTGGCAGTTATTGCAACTGTTTGTATAGAATTTGAGGTTACATCTGTTAAAGTTTCTCCTAATTCAATTCTTCTGTCACTAACTTTATACACATAATACAAACCTGTTGATAATCCAGTGGCATTTCCTTCATATAAAACTTTATCACCAGTTTCAAAACCATGATTTACTATATCTAAACGATTAGTTTCTACATCTGAAGCATCAAAAGTAATTGGATTTATAATTAGTTTCTCAAATTCAGAATTATATCTGACTGAAATTGGATTTGTTGTGCCGATTCCCACTGATAAATTGGGAACAACATTCATTTTTATTACATCACCATTTTGTAAATTATGAGTTGTTGTATTCGCAGCTGCTACCTTAGTTGTTACTGTAGTTGTAACTCTATCGACATCACCAGTCACCTGTTCATACTGAGTTGTAAAATTGTATAAATCTGAACCTATACCTGAATTAATACCGTTTCCTAAGAAGAATAATCCATCGCTAGTATTTGCTACACCTGCTCTTGTTGTTACAATACCTATATAATTTTCATCTTTTTTAATTACAAATACGTCTGTTGATGTTTGACCAGAAAATGGTAACTCAAAAGATCCCACAGCACTATTATTTGGAGATACGTCAAATTCTGCGTTTGCGATGTTTGGTCTTGATAATGTTACTTTTTGACCAGTTACAAATGGATGATTAGGCAAGTATATTGCCCTCTCAGGTATAGAAATTTGAGTGATTGTCTCACCAATTACATAACTTGTTGTATAACCAACACCATCTGTTCCTACACCTATAGATTCAACTCCATTAAAATAAACAATATCATTTACTTTTGACTCAAATTTATTAACTTTAAGGGGTATTGTAAATCTATTATTAAGTATATCAACATCAGATCCAAAAGTATGAGCTACACCAGTGTTCCTGAATACTCGTAACACTTTATTTGTATTGTAAATATTAAGAACTTTAAGTGTTTCTGTTGAATTTCCAACACCAATTCTTATAGATCCACCAATAGAGACAGTGCTTGGTATTTTATTCACAAAAATATCTTGCACCAATCCGTTTAAATTACCAACGGTCATTGATTTTCCTAATGAAACTGTATCAGTGCTTATTCCAATCTTAAATGAATCAGTTAATCCAATTATTGATGTGCTAAGTCCAGATATGAAAACTGAATCTTCATTGTTAAGTTCAATGAATGGTAAATAATTTGCCTGAACTTCATTAGAATTATTCCAAGTAAATATTGTATTATTAAATCTTGTTAATGATGTTTCGATGTTTGAGATTCCGATACCTACAATTTCTGAAACTTCAGCACTGAATCCTGATCCTTCTGTATCAGTATGGTCAAATGATGTTAAATCTCCAACTCTATAACCAGAACCATTATCTAAAATTTGTAAATCAGTGATACCACCTTTCGTTACTGCTTCAACATTTGATATTTGTCTTATAAATTCGTTTGATTCTACAATAAAATCATTATCTGCAAATTCTTCACCAACATTATATGGTTTTGTATTTCTGATTAAATTTGATTCATTAAAATCAAAATCATGATTTAATATTAAATTATCGTTTATAAGGGGTGATCTATAAGTATTGCCAATAAAGTATGGATAAATTCCTTCAATTTTATTTGTTGAGGTACTTAAACCAACAGTTGCAAAATACGCATAGATACCATTTGGAAATTCGGGAGTTTTACAGAATCTTCCATTATGAATATCTAAATCACCACTGCCATCAAAAGTAAAATCATTAACAAAAAATCCATCGTCAAATCCAGATGGACGATTTATTACATTTGCAAGATCTTTTTTATATGAAGATGAAATAATTTTTAATGTTGAGTTGATGTCATCAGGATCAGAATAACCAAATGGTCCATAGATAGGGTTTCCATCATAAGCCCAACCAATAATTGGAGAATGGTCTGTTATTTTGTCAAATTCTCCATTTGGTTTAAGGTCAAATGTCTCTTCAAGATTTAATGCTGATGCCTGTGAGTAACCCGAAACTGCAAAAGTAAGAGATTTTTCTCTTGAAGTAAGATTAATATCACCAAATCTTTGTGTAGTATTAACAGTTAGACTTCTTACTCTGGCACCAAACAAACCATTTTTACCAGTTTCTATGGCTCTTACTTCTGTTGTTAAACTATCATATCCAATACCAGAATTAATAACCACAGTATCAACTAAAGAACCATTACTAATTACAGGTCTTATAATTGCTCCTACACCTGCACCAGTTGTACTAACAACTATATCTGGCAATGAATTATATTGACTACCTTGATTGGTAACTATTACATCCTCTATTTTTCCATTACTTATTACTGCCCTTAATTCAGCATCTTTACCATTTTCTATAGAAATATTAGGTTGAACTTGGTGATTTAGAATGGTGGAACCATAATTAGATCCTTTTTCATACAAATAAGCACCTGTAAATTCACCTCTTACAATTGGAGTAAAGTTTATCGTACCAGTTACAGTTGAACCATATGAGACTTCAACATTTACTTTGATTTCGGGGTATGTAAATGTTTGATATCCAGTGCCTGTAGATCCTAAACCAACAAACTTACCTCTATTAAAGTTACTACTTACTGTAGCACCAATGCCAGCATCAGATAATCTAAAGGAATTATCATCTACCTTCATAACATAGTAAGATGTGGTTGTAGATAAACCTTGTATTGCTTTTGGAGTTGTACTTCCCAACCCAACTGTTGGAGAATATTCAACTATATCTCCATGAGAAAACCCATGATTAACATAATTAATAGTATCGAAAGATGTTGATATACCTGCGGGATCCACTCTTAATTTTCGATGTTGATATCCAGAACCACCATTTATTACTCTAATTTTCAGTAATGTATTTTTACTTTCTGTTCTAAACTTATGAATACCACTTGCAGCAGTATCAGTTGCTAGTCCAACAGTGTTTATACCTGCGATGCCCTGTAGAGAATCTGATTTTGTATTGAATATTCTAACAGTGGTTGGATTAACAACTCTTACAAAGTAAGGATCGCCATCAGATAAAGTTCCTGTGATAGTATTTGATGAATCATATGCAACTCCAATACCTATTGATGGATTTCCTTCATTTCTATAAAATACTTTTTGACCATTTTCTAAATTATGCTGTGTCTTAAAGGTAATTGTTTCATCATCTTTATCAATACCACCATTAAAGAATATATCTCTACTATCAAATGATATATCCCTAAATCTAGCTCCTAATACTGGTTCTAATAAACATCCATTACCATTACCTCCAGTTAAAGATAAATTTATTATCTCTTGAATATCAAATTCCTGTGGATCTACAAATATTTCTTTAACACTTCCTGATAAAATTGGTTCCACAAGTGCTGTTACACCTGAACTTGATTCAATACTAATTTTAGGTGGATTAATAATATCATACTCTTCACCAGAATTTAATAATTCAACATCATCTAAAGGTCCAAAGAAAATATTATCATCTGATACTGGCGAATGAATTTGAACTCCATCAATTAAAATTCCAATATCATTAAATGTTTTATCGTGATTAGATGATACGAATAAATTTTGTGATAAAGGTATTCTTCTTAAAATTTTATCACTATTAAGTTTTCGATTTGCATGCCTCTGTAGTATAAAATTATGACTACCGACTGTTGTTGAACCTATTCCAACTTGTATTGTACTCGCAGATCCAATCTGACTTCTTGAATTATATAATGCTATTCTAGATATTTGCGAACCTGCAGACTCTGGTTGTGGGTCAACATAATATATTCTTCCAGATGATAACCCAACTATCTCTTCTCCATCAGGTTGATATACTACTGCATCACCTTGTATAAGTTTAATATCTGTATTTGCAGGTGGAGTAAATCGAATAAAATTATACAAATTATTTAATGGATTTTGGCCATCAAATCGATTGGTATTACCAGCACCTATAAATGACTCTTCTGTTATATTTGCTGTAATATCATAACTTGGTAGAGAATTAGATGCAACATAACCATCAATATTTGAGTCAGTGTAGATATTAAGGACATCAGATATTAATGTTTCATTACCTGCTTCAATTTCTATGCCTGAACTGGTTGCTTTTTCTATTACTCTACGGATATCGTAATTTTCGTTTGATTGAAATGGAACAAAAAGGTTTTGATTCTCGACATCGATTGTATTTAATGTAGTATCAATACTTTTTACATTAAATGATCCAATTATAACTTGTTCATTTCTTTTTAATATATCAAATTTATCACCTACTTTTAATGATGATTTATCAATAGGTGTTTTTAATTTATATGGTCCTTGTCCTTCAACTTGAAATCTAGAACTTGTATTATATTTCCAAGAATTTGCAAAAATTTCTTTATAATTTGCATTATTATTATCAATTTTTTCACCAACGTTTTTAACAAAGAGATTTTCACCCTCATTTATTAAATTAATATTAGATTCAGGGACTAATTCAGATAATACACCAGTAATTCTTAAATCTACTCTTTTTGATAAATCACCATTTTCATATCCAAAAATAGTTTCATTAGATCTTATATCATCAGCAGTGTTGATTCCTACATTTATACCAGTACAACCAAAGAATTGATTAATTGTTTTTGATGTATAATCAATGGTATTTGATCCACTGATAATAGTGCCAGTTGTTCCAAATCCAACAGTTGAATCTACAGAAATAATATCTGCAGATATTGGCGAATTAAACAGGGATTTAGTTTTACCAGGAATTGTAAATATACCTTGTATTAAATCTCTATCATTAAATCCTACAAACAACGATAATTTATAGTATGATTTACTATCTCTTGAGAATATTTCAATCTCTGAAATAGATGCACTCGTATTTAAGTCATTTGATTTGAATATTGTCTGACCAACTAAATTTTGTGGATCACCAGTTGATACCAATTCTGCAACAACAACTTCTCTACGAATAAATTCAGAGCTTGATGGTTTAATTAAATTATTTTCGAGATCTAATATTTTTGCCTCCACTCCGTATAATACCTTAAATAAAATACGAATAGATTCCTCTACACCTTTTGATTGATAGAAAGAACGAGCAAATTTAACAAAATTACCAACATCTAATTTTTCAGTAAAATCATTTCTCTCTAATCCTGGTAAAAACGTCTTTTTGAGTTTGTTATAGAATTCCTGAATGAATAATACTGAGAGATTAGTTGCAGATGTATTAGCAGTGTGAGCAGAAGCTGAAGTGCTCTCAAATTTTAAACTTTCCTTATTGACATCCAATAACGAAGATGATATACCAACATTAAATCCAGTTACTCCACTGAAACCACGAATACAACCTGTAAATGTATTTGTTGTAATTCCAGTATAGGTGATAATTTCATCATCAATTTTAATTAATCCATATTCCTTTGGAAATCCCTTTGTACTAGGAACATTAATAACTGTATCTGTTGAACTTATATCTGATGATATTGTTGTAACACCTACAACAACCTCTGGCACAAGATTATCAACCTTTAAATATTGATCTAAATTATTAATTAAATCACTAGTTCCACCTTGAAATTCCTGTGAAATATAGTATTGCTTAAAAAATTCGACTGCATTAGGAAAATCAGCGAGTATAAACTCAGGTAACTGATTTTCTATAATCGTATTGACCTTTATTCTTTTGTCAAATTGTGACATAAATTATTTCCTCTCTAAGACTCCATTTGAGTAACTTGAGGTAAAGTAATCTCTTGTGAATACAACACCTGAAACATCTTCTCCTGATGCAATTACGTCCTTCACCATATTTATGGTGGAATTAGAAACATCAAAACTGACAAATAAATCTTTCAATCCTATTACATCATTTGATTCAGGATATGCTTGTACTTCAATAATATTATTTTGAGTGACAGTGGATGAAATATTGATCGTATTTAATAATACCTCCCCCTTCTTGTAATCAACACCACCTGCATCTTTTATCAAAACAACTTGTTGATTCTTATTGTTTTTCGTAACAACACTAATTGTTCCCTTCATACTTCCATCTAAATTACCTGAAGCATCCTTATTTGGTACATCTGTTAAAAATGCAATGTCTGTGCTACCTGATAAAGTGAATCCTGTGCTTTTAATATTAAAACCTGCAGGATTTATATTGAAACGATTACCAAAACATAACTCATATTGTGCAAATTGATTTAATAATGCTTTTAGGTCTCTTCTTATGATCACTTTGGTAATATTTGAGGTAATACCATCATTAACACGATCAATTAATTGATTAATTTTACTATACTTGAATCTTCCACCAAACTTATTAATTTCAAT